AACCGTCTATGGCGATATGAATGTAGCTCGTTGTATAGCTCTTGACCGTTCCCATGTTAAAATTCTTGGAGTTAACATGAACAATGTTAAATACCGTCCTCTCGTAGGAAATGGAATCAACCGTGATACTTCGGTATACGTTGGTGTGCAAAACCTTGAGAATACTGGTACTGACAAAAGAGTCGATATGATTCTTACAGAAGCTGGATTTGAATGGCAAATGCCTGAATCCCACGCTGTTTGGAAATAACCAAATAATATGAGGAATATACAAGGGTTTGGGTTTTTGCTCCTCCTTTCTACCTGAACCCTTGCCTCATTAAAGGAATAATATGAAACTTTGGGAAAAAATAAATAATGTTACAGGAAATGCCACAAAAGCTAGATTCCTTGTTGATTTTATTAATCAAGGGTCTAAATTTATTGTAGCCTCACTTCCTGAAAAATTTTTATGGACTATAGCAACAGAATCAGAAGTAGATGGATTTGACCTTGTTACATCAGGAAACCCACCCTTTACAG